TGTTGTAACCTGAGAATTCCTCTTTGCCACGCTTAATCATTTCTTTGCCTTCTTAGCAGGTTTAGCAGTCTTAGCAGCTTGCATAAAGTCAGCCTTAGTAGGAGCACCTTTAGCACCTACCTTACGCATCTTCTCACCACTACCTTCGGCGATACGTTTTTTCTTTGCTGCAATATTAGCGTAGAGTCCAGTTTTCATTTTGTACCTTTAGGTTTAGTGTGTGTTAAAACTTTGCTATTTTTTGTATGCTTTGCACCTGTCATTAAAACTTTACCTTCCTTGTGAGTAGCACCAGTATAAAGTTTTCCATTAGGCAAGTAATGTGGTACGCCCTTCATTTTTTAGCCTTGTTCTTAGCTGTACGTTGACCGCGCATAGGCATCTTTGCCTCACTAAGTGCAATGGCTACGGCTTGCTTCTTAGACTTAACAACAGCACCACCTTTGCCTGAGTGCAATGTTCCATCCTTAAACTCACCCATGACCTTAGATACTTTCTTAGCTGCTTTCGACTTGTTCATCATTTAGCATTTCCTTTACTTGTTCAAGTAGTTGCGTTTCAGTAACGTCATACTGTCGCTCAAAGGCTTTACGTCCCATTCCGTGGTATCCGGTATTTCCCCGATGGTGCTCAGGACAAAGCGGTAACGTATCGTAATGCGTACTCCTTACACCCATTCCCAAACCCAAACCGCGAACGTGGTGAATCTCAGAAGGAGTACCTGCATACCCTAGCCTAGTGCAAATTATACAACCTAAATTAGCAACTTTAGATAGATATTTCTTCTGATCTTTGGTCAATTTGACGCTTTCTCCACAAATATTTAACGGACGATATTGTTTCTGCGTGATTGCACTCAGGACACACATCTACAGCATCATCAAATACATATCCGCAACGTATTCTTAGCACTTCGTCACGTTCACCAATCCAGTTGCAATTATCGCAATAAACTTTATCCATAATATTGACCTTGTGTAATGTAAGTATCATTAAATTTTGCTATCATTTTCATGCAGTTAGCCGACTGTATTACTTGGGAGAAACAAATGTTTGCATTAAATATTGAAGGCGTAATGTTTTACTTTGAGTCTGATGATGTAGAGATTTATGAGTTTGATGAAGATGGTGTAGCTTATTGGTTTGATGACGAAGAACAAGTCTGGTACTACTTCGATGACGAGTATTTCGACTGGTTCGAGTGCGATGAAGATGATTGCGAAGAATAATCATTGAGTTGACCTTTCAACTTGACGATTACTAGCTTCTAAACTTCTCCAGCAGTCAACACGAGCTTGAGCGGCTACGAGCATCCAGCGTAGTCGTTCAGCCTCCTCCACAGCCTCTCTCAGTCCTAATACACATTGTGTGTATTCTTCCGTAGTATAAGAGTCTGATTCTTTTTCTGCCATCGTACTTTTCAAACTACGTTGAAAGCCAATAGCCTTAACTGTCTTTCTATGTTCAGTTAAATAAACAACCTGAGCTTTAGCCGCAGCATATTTCTCAGCATTCTTAATCATAAAGTTAATTGCATCTGTAGGGTCAATATTATTTTTCATAGCCAAGCCCATTTAGTTTTATTCTTTATGTGAATAATATAGCTGTATGGGATATTGTATTTTTCTGAAACAATTTTAGGCTTGTTATTTAACTCTAATTCTTTCCTTATTTTTAATATTAAATCTTTTGAATATTTGTTATTACCTGATCTTTCTCCTCTATTAGATACTCCATGCAAAACTTTGTCTTTTTCATTTTCTGATCTTGTATCTAATCTTAAATTTTCTAATCTACAATCAGTTTTAATTCCATTGTTATGACAAACTTGCAAAGAATCATCAACTCTGCCTAAAAAAAAATTTGCCATTAATATATGCACGTCATAACTTTTTGAAAACTCTTTAGTTGACAATCTAATTGTTGCGTATCCTCTTTTATTATGAATTTGATTTTTTAAAATTTTTCCAGATTTTGCTCCATGAGTTTTTTTTATTCTCATAATTTCACCATTTTTTGAAATGGCATAAGAATCTTCAAAATCCTTTATAGGATAAAAACCTTCTGGTATTTCAAAATAATTATGATCGATATTCATCTGATAGTTTCCATATTAAATTTTTAGCTTCATCAATACTTGTTACTACATTTACTTGACCACCCCAAAGTCTGTGCCAATTAACTTGATCTGGAGTGAGTACCTTTTTATCACCATCCTTGATCTCAAGCAAGAAATTTCTAGCTTTAAATCCTACTAAAATATCTGGTACGCCTTTACCTATTGCGTGAAGATGCTCAACAGTACAGCCCATATCACGCAATGCTTTCACAATTTGCGTTTGATTATTGTCTACCCTTTTGTAAACCATTCCATAGCCTCATTAAATCTATTTATGTCAGTTAAATATTTATCGTTTAAACAATATCTATTGCCATATCCAAAATTTTGTATTTCGTGATTTAGTTTAAACTTTTCTTTACCAACAAACCCATGAATTTTAATAACCGTAGGCGATTGAACTGAACAATAAATAGACCAATCAGTAGCAAAATCTTCCATACTGTTAAAAATTAAATACCGTGGTTCCGGTCGCAAAACTGAACTTGTCTTAATTTGAATAGTTTGACCTTTAATTGTTAAGTCAATATTATCATCTCCACCATAAGTAACGTCAAACCTGACATTGACTCCCAAAAGTTTACAAACAGCTATCTCACCTAACATTCCAATATAGTGAACAGCAAAGTCACTTTGACCACATATCTTATTGTTTTTAATTTGCTTGTTGTCTAATCTAGCTTTTTTAACTGACTGCATAATTCCAACATTATGAGCAGCCAAGATTAAATCATTAGAGTCTAAGTCTATTTCCATTGGCTATCTTCTCCACGATTTCCTAACTGCCATTGTTCCCTACAATCTTTCTCTAGTAACTGAGCTGCTCTATCTCCGCGTTTTTTGCGGACAATAGACAGATATTCGATGGCTTTGTTCCTATCCTGAGTACGCCACTTTAATACCTGCCTGACTTCGCATCGATGCCTATGTACTTCGCTATTATCAGGCACGGAAACTCCCACGATTATCAAAGTCTATAGGCTGACCATTTAAAGTATCAACAAACTGCTGGCTGTTGTGCTCAAAGTACATACCATAGAACTCCTCAGCCTCACCGTTCCTTTGCTTTTGACACATCAGGAACATATCAGGCTGCTTCTCGTCATAGTCCTCATTGTTCCTACGAGCGTTCTCCTTCTTCTTATTTCTCCATACTAGGAAAACATTGTCCACCTGATCTGCAATGCTTCCTGAACCCTTTAAATCGGTCTTAGAAGGTTGTATTTCCTCTGACTGCAACTTGCGTATGTGGTGGACTAAATGAATGTGTACGTGGTGATCTCGTGCCAATGCACAAAGCTCGTCAACGAATGATTTTTGCTCGTTTAATGAGTCCTCTGCGACCACACACTTCATTAATGAGTCAATGAAGATATGTTTTATGCCTAACTCAACAGCACAATACCTAGCCATTGCTATCGTCTTTTGTGGAGTAGTAGAACCCTGCTGATCGTAAAGGTAGAGCTTATCGTTAATGAAACCGGAAAACCTACCCAATAAAGCCCGAATGTAGCCTTCCTTGTCATGCGTTAGGGGAAGATTAATATTCTCACCTGCAAACTGTCGCAACATCCTAACAATGGTAGTTATAGGTTTCATTTCGTAACTAGCAATACATACCTTTAGGTTCTGTTTAATCAAACCTAACGCTATCTGACCTGTGACTAAAGACTTACCGCCTCCATTAGAACCAGCATAAACTGTCACCTCACCTAGCCTGAATTTAACGTCTGAATGAGTTTTAACCCACGGCATGACTGCATCATCAGTCTTTTCAGGATCAACGTAATTCTGGTAAATCTCATCTAGCCAGCTATTAGCAGACTTAACGTGCGCTGATAAGTCACTAGCCTTTAGATATTTCTCAATATCAATCTGACTTGATTTAATGATATTGCGGTCATTGTAAAGTCGTTCCGCTATCGTATTAATATTATCCGACATATTTAACTGCCTCCATTATCCTAGCCTGTGCTTTCTTCATTCGACCTCTATCTTCTTCCGATAGTGGTAATCCTTGTGCCATTGTGTAAGCTGCTACTGATACTACCCATGCCTCGAATTCAATGACTCTTAGCAAGTCTGAAGCATAATACTTTCTCTTGACCGGAGGCAAGTCTTTCTTTGTGTCAGGAAATAAATCTCCTATCTCCATTCCGATAGAACCCATAATGTCCTGAACGCTACAGTCTGCAAAGCATTTCAATAGGATACGACCATCCTCTAATTCTCTTATCGCTAAGGATGGACTCTTATCGCTATGAGCAGGACAGCAAGCCGTATAAGCTCCGTTACGACCTTTAACTTTCTCTAGGCGGCTAAGTATGT